ATTTATGTAATTCATTGTTTAATTCTAAAAAACAATATGTAAAGTATACTATTCTGTATCCGTCAAAGTCTCTGATGATTCAGGATTCGCGGAGGGTTACAGTGCTGAGATACAGATGTAAGTTTCCACATACGATTGACCCACAAAAACTTTGGTAATTTCTTCTCGTACTTTCCACATACTTAAAAGTAACTACCGCGTATATTTACTTCGTTATAAACGTCACCGCTTAATCGCCAGTTATACTTCTGACGCTGCCCCTATGCTCCTCCCATAGGTTCCGTACTCAAGAAGATACGTGCGTGTGTATCTATTACGCTTGGAGTTCACGTTTCATTATCGAACCATCTCACCTTCAAAGGGATCACAGATGCTACGGCTGTTTTTACTATTGGATTTTGCTTCCTCATTTGTTTTTAATCTCTCATTTCTTCGAGACAGTGCACGAACACTTGGGAATTTAACCCTATCATTACCCTTGTCACCCACAACATTCCTTTTTAATACACCGAGACAGGATGTATTAATGAGTCACTAACTCCCTATCCTTATTACAAGGACGTACTTAAGTTCTGTTGCTGCCCATCAGTTTACTGATAACTGCTCTATAGTTTATAGACCACATCGATTGCACTCTCTGCTTCTCTAATGACTATTCTGCATAATTATTTCAAAGTTACGGTTGGCACTCGGATTTCCGACTCAATTTCTTTCTTACAACGAAAGGGGTATATCTATCGGGGGACATCCATTTTTGTTAAACATGTTTATTTTCTCTCTAACTCTCTTTTCTTAATACTTATCTATAGCTATATACTTACTCATATATAATATACCAGCTTACTACTCTGTAGAGACTATATAATATTGTAAATATAATGCAAAGCACTAATACTTGTAGTTGTTGAAGGTTGACGGATCTTTCATTACCATTGGTAATATGGCATTCGGAATCAGGTCTACCTAATTAAAAGTTCGTTCCCAGTATCGCCTCTGAGTGCGGCTAACATGATTGTAACGTAATCATCGCGTAGAGGAATCGTTTTTATCGACACTCCCAATGTACCACTTATATCTTCACTCCACCCAAAGAGCTGTGTACACTCAAATCAGACTTTGACCGCGGCCTCGTTTCGCGTAGCATTTCTGCATTCAGGTATTGCCCAACCTACTAGTCATTTTACTTTTATATCCCGCATAAACGACCAAAGCCTGGCGGACGTACTTCTTCATATATCAGACGTTTTACCCCATCCCTGGACCCTAAGGTGACCCAAAAGGTGACTGAATCGAACAGTCGGGACTTACATAGTCAGCATAGTTACGATATACTTCGTGGGTATTATCCCTTCACGATATTGTTATACTCCATACATTTTTTCACTCCTTCATACTCTACTTTGGTTGTAGAGGAACACTGAGCTGGGTTTTAGTAGATACTTCTATAATAGAATTTGGCCTTGCCTTCATATAGCCATACCATGTACTATATTCTTCGGGGTTTCTTATTATAGTTTCATCTCGTGTAACGTTCTTGTATACATAGTATCATAATATACATTTCCGATACGGTATCAGTATTGTGTGATTGTCAACTCACAACTTACGTGTCTTCTCATATTTCCATCACCAGACGGTTCTCATTTCCATATGAATAGGGTTTGATACAACACTCTCCCTAATACAAATAAGTTTTTCACACTTAAATGTCTTCCATCCTATCTTTTGGGTTTCTCACGCTTTGAGAGCGCTAACATATTTTCGGATCAAGTTAATTTCGTCTCTAAGGCTAATGAGACCTTATATGAGACTAATGTGCTGCTCCTGCATACTAAGCGCATAGCTTACAATATACAGGAGCTCCGATTATATACGGTATACACTCGGTTCTTTTATTCTGATACTACGTTTGTAGAATCATGGGAGGTTTCCCAACTCCCCTTCGGTATTGTTATACTAAACGCTGGGAGATACGGAGTCTCAGCTTTAGCTTTAGTACGAACCTTTACAACGTACTTAAATTTTGTGTTAGTTACTTGGACTGTGTCGTGTTTTACTACTTGTGTAAACACTGTGTCCCTTTTAGTTTCTTTCTCAGTGTTACTCTGATTCAAGAAAAACGGAGCTGATATTGGTTTCATAGGCTCCGCATGCGCCACCATGTTTCCAGGCAATGGTGGTGGTCCTGATTTACTCACAGCAAGGCAGACGCCGCTAAGAGCGAATGCCATACTGCAGAGAAATGTTGTTAATTTTTTCATCTTTGATAGATTTACTCGCCTTTCAAGACTTTGTAAGCCTTACCAATACGACTACCAACTTCGCGAATTTTTTCTTTGGCAGTCTGAATTAGTTTTTTGACTCTTCTGTCTTTTCTGGCTCACCTTCCTTCTTAGGCTCTTCCTTCTTAGGCTCTTCAGCTTCACCTTCCTTCATAAAACGCAGTTCAGGAATCTCAGACTCCTTATAGTTCGCGAACTGCATATGAGGATCGCGGAACAAGTTTGTTATCACTCCAGCCTGCATCTTCATATTTGCAAGCAAGCTGTCCATCTTAACGCCCTTAAGATCAATACCACGATACAGACTTTCAGAAAGAGATCTGAATATCCTAATCGCTGTCTGATCCTTCTCTGCACGTTTCTCCAAGAAAGACTCTATTACGTCTGCAGAAGGCTCAGTTACGTATGAGATTGTTGTATCAAATACCTTACTGTTGTTCTTTAGGATCTCGATACGTTCCTCTTGATCCTTGATAGCCTTCTCGTTCTTCTTAGCATCTTTCTTGAGCACCTCAAGATTCTTCTTCACAGCCTCAATAGACTTGTCGTTCTCAGCCTTCTTAATGTTAGCCTTCCAGATTACTATCTCACGTACAACATCAGCTATAAACTGATTGTCATAGTCACATTTTCCTGTGGCGCGATCTGTAACTGTATTCTTGAGGTGACAGAAGGCTGATACTGGAGACTTTGTTGTAGCGGTAACGGAGTAAAGAAAGGAACCAATTCCGTTCATTACAATCGGAGCCGTTTCAACAAACTCGATAAGATTGTGCAACAATTGGATACGAGACATGCCCTTGGTGGCGTCGGCCTTCTCTTTCTCCAGATATGCTGCGTACAGACTGATTGCCTTCTGGATGTTGCTGAGATAGTCTTTACGCTCAGTAAGGAGAATAATAATACTCTTCTTGAGCTGATCCCTATTCTCGATCTTGTCAATATCCAATTCTGGATGCTCCTCAAGGAGTTCTTTCTCCTCCTTAAGCTTCTTCTTAGTTTCCGCAGAGACTTTTACGTTCTCTTGGGTAATAGTTACGTTACCATCCTTATCAGGAGCTGGTAATGACTTGAGGTTGATTGTTATACCAATCTCCTTCGCAACTTCTGCCATGCTCTCCAGTACTGCTGGACGCATTGTACGAGACCATGGGGTGTCAGCAAGAGCTACTTCCTGAGCAAACATAGTCATAACACCAATAGCTGTACACTGATCCATCTTAACAGCTACTTCTCTCTTGATTCCATAACGCTCTGCTGCAACATCTGGGTCGTGGAAATAAGAGTGACTGAGATTAAGCAAGTCTACTGTACGATTTGGATCAAGTCCACGTGCTGTAGCCTTCTTCACCTCCTCGGTGAATTCACTCATTGGATTAGCAGGTGTCTGAACCTCTTCTACTTTAGGCTCTTCTACCTTCTCCTCTTTCTTAGTCTCCACTGTTGGAGCTTCTACCTGAGGAGCTGCGTTTGCAGCTTTGTTAGCTGACTTTGACTGTGGCTTTCCGCCTTTATTCTTCTTACTCATTTTGATAATGATTTAAAAGTTATTTACTTGTGAAAATATCACGTTAATTGATTAATTGAATGCTGTTTATTTCATGACACGTCATGAAGTATCGAAGTATGTAAACATAGTTGTGGTGGTTTTAGTGGTGAGTAAACTATTCCGCTATTAACGAGCGGACTATTGAAGCTAATTGAAAGTAATTCAGGCATGTACGTTTCCTGACTCGCAGGTTTTAGCTGTACGCTTTGTGTGTCTCCTAACATAACATCTGCCAAAAGGAATATTCCTGATGCGTTATTTGACGCCTGCGTGGGGTTACATACCTGAACCTCCTTCTTCTTAGCTCCATTAGAATCATACGATGTCACTTTCGTAATGATTGTAGCTACTGCAAAACTACCAACAAATGATATTAACAGTATCCAAAACAACTTATTACTCTCATTGTATCGACCGATACAAAAGATAATAAGGATTCCAATGAAAAACCAAAGTAAGTCCATTTTTTAATTTTGATTAAACGATTTTTTGATTTGCTTTCGAGTCCTTGATAAAATCGACTTAATAGTTCCAGTGGGGATTCTCAAAGCTTTACTAATTTGTACAACAGTCATATTATTCACGTAGAATAGCTCAAGAATCTGCTTCATGTGAGCAGGGAATTTTTCAAATTCTTCGAGTATTCTTTCGTATGCAAGACGATTGACAAGATCATCTTCATCGGAAGATATAGAAGAGGCAAGCGATAGTCTTTCACTTTCTTCTCCTACAGGTTTCGCGTGGTTCTTGACACTACGTAAGTAATCAATTGCTGTACGGTTTGTTAAAATTCTCAGCCATCCTCCAAATGAGTCATAGTCTGTGAATTGAGAGAGTTTTTCATAAACTTTCAAGAATACAATATTAGTTATATCCTTTGCTTCATCCATATCTTTAAGATAGTAGTATAGGATTGTATCAACGAATCCCTTGTAGCGATGAAAAAGTTTATTAAAAGCTGATATATTACCAGCTTGCGCGCTTTTAATAATCTCCACCTCCTCTGGGGTAATACGTGGATTTTTCAAAACAAATAGAGCTATTTATAAGCGTGTCACTCGCATCGTGGATATAGCTTGACCACAATTAGGAGCTATAGACCAACCCAATGATCTATAGCTAAAAAGGTAAATCTTTGTTGATTAAGTAGGATTTTCTATCTCTCAATTGAGAGACAATTATATAATGTAATTCTATCTTTGTATCCTTGTCAACATTACATTTATCTAAAAGACCCGTTGATATTCGTATCAATACATTAAGTGTAATATACGTTAAATCTTCTATCTTCATTACAATGTTTTCATGAATCCAACCTAATAGATTTACAATATCGTTGTTCTTCATCAAATGATGAAATTTAGATGGTATTATAATATTCCATTTATATGCAAAATTATAATATCCTTCTTTATAACAAACAACTTTCCAATCCCATCCTACATATTCAGCGAGATAAATCTTTTTGGTACGTGGAAAATACATAATCATTTTTTCAAATAATTAGTAATAAAAACTGCTAACTTATTCTTTACAGAATCATTAACTGTTTTTAGGTATCCAGAAGACAGTTCATCAATGAACTCCTGTTCCGTTTTACCTAACGAGAGATTTACTTTCCATTTATTTTCAATATACGGAAAGATTGCTTTAAAGAAGTTAATCCAACCTATAGCTGGTTTTAATCTTTCTTTTTCTTCTTCAGAAATCCAAACCCAATCTATACTATCCTCAAACTTAAATACACGCTCTTTTGATGATAATCCAAGAGCTATGCGAGTAGCATTGTATCGCTCTTGTTTATCTGCGTATATATTTATCTGAGAATCATAGACATGGTTAATCCAAAGCTCTTTGACTTTACACCATTTTAGTGCCAAATCAACGTAATCAGGTAACCTGTTACGGAGCATCTCTTTATATCCTGTCTTCATAATCGTGGGAGAGGTGGGAATCGAACCCACAGTCAGAGTAGAATAAAATATATCAGTATTAATTTTCCTGTCTCTCCCGAATCTAAACCACTTTGGTAGGTTATCGCATCCACCTGACTTTTACTTACGCTACGCAAGTATAGTCAACAACATTAAAGTTGCCATTTGAATTTATACAGTATCCTTCCTAACTAAATAGGTGTATTTACTTCCACGCCAATCAAAACCATACAGCCCCATTGTAGGAGGGTTGATCTACGTACTGCTCTATTAAGAGTCCCCTTACAAGATTCTCCTCCTCTCTATTTCTTTATAGTGGAGCTGGTGGGATTCGAACCCGCGTCTTGGACGTATACCTCATACGGATATGTTTTTTCTTAGTTAATCCTTAGGTGATCAATCCCAAAGATCCTAAATAAAGCCATTTCTGTGCGTTCTAAGGCGTTCTAACGCATCTTGTGGGTAGCTAATCCACTTGAGTTGTTTAAACGTCTTAAAACGCACGTAAAAGCTTTTACAAATATGCTTCATATAACTGGTTCAAGACTCTTGTATAATCAACATGTATCTGCTTCTTGATACACAGTACAGTGTCTATTTACCTTACCCATGAGGATTTCTTAATAGGAGCACCGACTCGATGGTTCGCATACTGTAATTGTTTGATCATAACTGGACATATTATACAGCGTGTCCTCGCAGTTTGCGTTGCACATGGCTCAAAGGCTCTCGTGTCAGTGTTAATTCACTGATGGTGTTTTCTTAATTACGTCCCTGCTGGACCAAATCCCTTTAAACTATCTGTAGTCTCCATTAGACTGGTTCTAAGACTCTGCTAACTCAACGCTAATTGTGCACTCGTAGGATAATTAATCCCACCAATACTGCCAGCGGCCTTCAAAGCTCTCTCGCAGCTCCTGCATTTCCTCAGAAAGTTGTTTGTCACTCTCGCGATTCTTCTTACGGAACTCTTCGCGGAGATCATCACACTTCTTCTTGTACTCTATAGGAGTAATCTTACCACCAAGCACCTCATCAAGGATATTCTTCGTTTCGGTGAGATATTCCTTGTTGTTCTTCTCTTCACGACGACGTGCACGAAGCTCAAGAAGAGCCTTGTTGTTCAGATACTTAGCTCTACAGATCATATCCATAGCCTCTTTCTTCTGCTTCTCGTCCTTCTGCTTCTGAATCTCTTCAATAGCTGCTTTGACGTTAGCTTCAGCCAAGATATTGCCATTCTTGATCTGCTCCATCACGTTGTCTTCTGTTACTGCTACTGCAGTGCTTGCTGGTTTCTTTGTTTCTTTTGCCATTTTGATAATGATTTTAAAAATTAATATTATGTTAAACGAGACTAACAAACAATATAGTTTGTCTCGCTGAAAATAGCCATTTCAGGCCTGCCTAATTTTACACACTCCGCATCCACTGGCGTAAATGTTCTGCCACGAGATAGCCTTATTAAGGCTATTCTCGCAGCATCTGCTTCTTCCTTTGTAGGATACAAAGATGTTGTAATTAGGTCTTTTTTGTTGCCATGTGAGTTTCTACTCCAAAGTTCCACTTTATACATCCTCTTCGTAGTTACTGTGTTTGTACTTAGAGCGTTTATATGGTCTCGCATTAATATGTCTTGCACGCTCTGTTCTTTTGCTCTCTTTCTCTACCACCATATGGTGATCATCGTATTTTTTCATTATACTGATGTTACGACTGCTTTAATAGCAGTCAAGTGAGCTTTTGTAAAATTATACTTCATAGCAACATCTGAAGGGATGTTGCCTCTACATAATATGCGTAGAGCTGTTTTTCCCTCTTCGGGAAGGGAATTCTTTGCACCCATAAGGTTTACTCCAAATAATACTGGATTAATCCAAACTTCGTCGCCGAAGTAACCTTTCAGATAGATCATGGACTGCTCTGTAGGATCTTTCTCTACAGCATGCTTGAATGTGATTGTTTCTGCAGCTTTAGCTTTTACTAAAGTCTTAACAATATCATTCTGACCAAGCTCTGAAATGCAAATATTGTGATCACTTGTAATATTCTCTTTCTTGAGAATTTGAGCAAGTTTGATCATAAATTTCTCAGAAGGCTTAATTCCTTCATAAAGAATCACGATAGCTCTTGTCTCCATACTACTTTCCTCCTTCTACACTATCAGGTTCGTTAAGTACTTTGGGGTTCGCCACCATGTCTGGATCTTGCTTGTTCTCATCGGGCAGATTGTCATATACTCTCTGACTCGACAGATATTCTTGAGCAATATCCTTGACAGTAAATGTAGGTGTACCATGATTCTTGTTCATCATAACATGAACTACCGCTTTTAATGTTTGCGTCGGCATCCCCATAAACACACGCTCATAGTTATCTTCCATTAACATCTGTTGCTGAAGCATCACAGCCTCATCTACAGATGACATTTCTGGGTGACAGTACTTGTCAACAATCCCTACCACAAAGGCTGAATCTGAATTCTTGATTTTCCTGTTACCACTCTCATGACCGCAGCTTGTTAAGGCAGTTAAGCCAAGGATGGCTGCAAGCAGTACAAATGATACTGCCATAATCCTCTTAATCCATTTTTCCATTTTGATAATGTTTTATTGGATTTAACATAAATTAATTACCCAGTTTTTAAAGAACTTGGAAAAAACTTTTGTAGCCTCATGGAGAGTCGAACTCCAATTACAAGAATGAAAATCTTGTGTCCTAACCGTTAGACGATGAGGCCGTTTATACGAACTATACTCACATACCGTTCGTATACATTTATAAATTAAAGCCTTGGTTAATTTTGTATACACTATCTTCACAGACCATGCATACACAAAACACGATTTACAAATATTATGCCACGAATTAGAGTGGCTTTAAAGGGATTCAAACCCAAATCTCAACCTTATCAGTGTTGTGCTCTATCAATTGAGCTATAAAGCCAGGTCACACCTACTTTCACAAGCAAGTGTGTTTTTAGTAATCGCTATTACTTTCAATAATTAAACAATTTAACTTAATATGACACAAACCAAAAATGCGTGTTTCACAACACATTTAATCGAAATAATAACAATAAAACAAAATGCCGTGTAGTGCACGAAGTTTTCGAAACTCAGCATCGCGCCCTTGATAAGCGTGCACTTAAATGTACATCCCCTCTGCATCTTTCATCCTGGACTTGGGACCAGTCGTACTCTCCTTGTACTTCGGAGGCGTAGGTTGCATTACATGTACATGTAGAGCATTAGCTTGATACTAACACTCTACACTTTAGGGATTATTCTTTGATACTTAATCTTATTACAAGATAACAAGTATCAAATACTAGCATAATAAAACATAGTATGATTATTATAGTGTTATATCTACATACAATCGTACCATTTTCTATCATACACAAAATTAACATTGAAATGATAATTCTTATAGCTGATGTTATTTTTCTTAGACTCATACTCTTTTGAATATTATATGGCTATATTTACAGTCCATTTTCGCTCTACCAGTCTTTCCATCTATTATACCTAAACATGAAAATAGGTTATTGAAAGCGCATCCCTTACAACCGTCTTTTGCCTTATAAGCTCTGTAAACTACATTGTTTATAGTGCAAAATTGGCCTGGTTTAGGAATTTTCATTCAAATAGGATGTCTCTTATTACATATCTAACAGACAGTATTTCTTTTGTTAAAACTCCATTTGCGCTTTCTTTAATGACCTTTCTTTTAATAGATCTGTTAATAGAGTCTAACAATACGTATACATGTCTGTTAACATGTGTTAGCTTTACAATCTTAAACTGTCCACCCTTAAATCCTTCTACTACATCAATCCATGATTTTGTAATAGCATGATTAAGTGTATGAACACCAGCTTTAATCTTATCCATATCTTCCTTTGATATTCTCAAACTTGGAGTTTTTACTGGATAAAAATCATCTCTCTCTAGTATTGTTTTCTTGCCGAGTTCATTTTTAGCTTTGATAATATCTCCACTTGTTCCCTCAACAAGGAACAGATTGTAGAGGTGACCGTATATATTTTTACGGTTCACCACTACACCTTTTCTAATTCCATCATTCATCGCCTAACAGTTATAATCGTTTTGATGCGAATGATGGTTTGAATAGCACCGTTTCTGAGCTTAATACCTAATTGGGCAGGAATCCCGTAGGTTTTACATGTCTGAATGTAGTCATATGTACTTTCAGACACATTAATAAGTTCATTCACATTGTGCTTAGAGTCTTTGTATACAGCAAAGATACGCACCTTTCCTGTCTTTTCGTTAGGAATCTGTACGTACTTCTGAATACAAGCTTGATCACACATTACTGTGTCATATACAGCTTTTTGCTGTGTTTTCTGTGCACTGCACTTTACTGCTATGCCGAAGAAGAGCATAGTTATAAACACGATGAATAAGATCTTCTCAAATTCATCATTGTTACCCGGTTTATTGTAACTTGGAATCATTTTTGATAAATGTTTAAATGTTATGTAAGACAAGCACTTACATTTGCTTGAGAACCTCTTTGACTTTTCTCATATGTCTTTGTTGGTTGTTTACTATAGAAAGTCGTAAGTTGTAATCCGTTGTTCTAACTATAGTTTCTATAGCCACATATTTTTCAGTTACTATACTATGGTTATCAAACTTACAGCCAACTATTTTCGATACAATTTTCTCACCTTTTGTTCGTACGTATGAATGTAATACTCTACGTACTTCACTTGGTAAAATTTCTTTTTCCTTTTCGGTAATTTCAATCTCGTTATCGGTTAATTGTAGCTTTGTTTGTATAAGAAAACAACCAGATCCTCTTTTTATTGTAGTCTTACAGCCATCTATTTTACGCTTAACCATATCCCCTCAAGCTTAGAATCATAGTTTTTGAGGTTATTTTCAAACTGTTTAGTTAGAATATAAATCTCATTCTTTGTTAACCCTTTAGCTACAAGAATACTTGCTCCTCCAGACTTAAAGAAAAGTCTGAACCTCTTATTCCCAACCTCATCTACAGCGGATTTGTCTTTCCGCTGTTGATGCTGTTGGTTTTTTATATGGACCTTAGTTTTCCTCATTTTCTGGAGACTCAAATGAAGTATAAAGCATCGATTTAAATACCCTATTGGTAAAATCTGATGCTCTCTCGATCTTAAGGTTTGCGGCTTCTGCCTCCAAAACCTCTGTTAACAAGTTTTGTTGTGTCTTTGCAAACGCACTCACACAATCCGCATCAACCTCGTCAAATGGAACAGAAGTAATTTTGACCATTTTCGGATATTCCTCGTTACATGGATCAATATCATTATCACACACCTCACAACTTGCGATTTTATCGCAGTCTTCTGTGATTGTCCGTATATGATATGAACCTTTGTTTAACACTTTGTAAGATAATTCTGGACTAATTCCTACTTTTGTTATAACTACAATTCCACTCTCTGTTAACTTTAAAATATTCATTTTGATAATGTTTAAGTTTTATTACTTTGTATAGAACTAATCATCTATACTTGCTTTGATTTTCTCTTTGATTTCTTCAGCAAAAGCTTTTTGCTTATTCAGGTAGATATCTTTTCTATTAAGATAGCCTTTGCTGCAATAAACATAAAATAGTACTCCACACGGATACGTTATAAGATCTTTAAATCTAAATTCAAATAATAACGTACTCCAATTATACCTTTTCATGT